CCTAAATTAATAAAGATACCATATTACAGAGAAGAAGTTATTACAATGTTAAACCACTACAAACAATCATTAGTAGCATGAAAAAAGCCGTATTTATTATATTAGATGATACTCTTATAACTACATTAAGTGGAAAGAAGTATGCATTACATGGAGAAGATTGGAAATTCTATAACCAAACAGTAGAAGCTATTAGATATTATTTTGCAAGAGGATATAGGATATGTATTATATCTAACCAATTACAATTAATGAATAATACTCTAGGACAAAAGACTTATGACCGTAAGATGGAATTAGTCCTAGCTACATTAGAAAGAGACCTAAGAATACCTAAGAATTATATAAACCATTACTTCTCTAAAGATAGAGATGATGCATATAGTGTATTACCAAATCCAGGATTGATATATGATTATGCATTAGATTTTGAAATAGATGTTGTTAATTCTATTGTAATAGGGAGTTCTGTATATGATAAAGAAGTACAAGTAAATGCAGGTATTAAAACTTATATAGATAAATCTGACTTAACTATGTAATATATGAGAACTATTAATTCTACAGCATTTGATACGGTACAGAGATTAGAAGAAAAACATTTTAATCTACAGTATGACCCTAATAGCGGTATCTATAAATCTCCTTATACAGAAATACCTTTAGAGTTAAGTGTTGAGAATCCTCCAAAGTTATCAATGTATCAAGCTGAAGATATAGCTTTTTGTAATACACATGAATTTAGTAAGACAGGACAACATTATATTAAAACTGGTAAATATACTAATGCTCATCCATTATATGATAAAGCTGAATTTAAAGCTTTTTGGGATGAAGAAGAAAGAAGATGTACAGAAGGTATGTCTTTGCCAGGAAAATTAATTAAAGATGAATATGGAAACTATGCATTACAAGATGTCCATATAACAGGAGAACATTATGGATATCTTAATTATGCAGAGATTAAACGTTCTAAGGATTTTGAAGTAAAGAAGGGAATAGTATTAGGTAGTAACGCAGAAGCATTAACTCAAACACAACAAGGTAGTATAGCAGGAACTAAATCATTTTTCTTACCAAGTTTTTGGGATGGAGATTATTATTTCTTTAAAGCTATTGAATTATGTAGAGCAGTCGGTAAGCATCTTGTAGTAGGTAAAGCCAGACGTAAAGGATACTCATATAAGAATGGGTGGCTTGTAGCTAATATGGCTAACTTTGTAAGAAGAAGTACATCTGTGGTAGGTGCATATGATGCTGGGTCTTTATTTGATGATGGTACTATGGTTAAGGTAATGAACTACCTTGATTTTATATGTAAGCATACAGATTGGAATAAAGGTAGATTACATAATCAGTTAGAGCATTTAGAGATTGGATATAGATTACAAGGAGATCCTGTTAAGAGAGGATTTTTATCTAATATTTATACTGCTGTTCTTCGTACTGACCCTAATGGAATGAGGGGTAAAGATGCTACTTTATTATTACTAGAAGAAGCAGGTAAATGTCCTAATTTATTAGCAGTATTAGATGCAACATTAAAGACACTATCTGATGGTATCTATACTACAGGAACAATGATTGTATTTGGTACAGGTGGTGGTGACGATAATCTATGGCAAGGCTTTGAGGATGTATTCTATGAAACATATGGAAAAAACTTTATATCATTCGAGAATGTATGGGATAAAGATATGTTAGGAACTAGTTGTGGTTATTTTCATGGTAACTTTATGAATAAACCGGGACTAATGGACAGACATGGTAACTCTAATATACGTGCTAGTATAGAATTTGATAATCAAGCTAAAGCATTAGTTGCACATGACCCTGTTAAGATTAATGCATACCAAATGGAAGAACCTGAATGTCCATCACAAGCATTCAGTAGATCAACTAATAATATCTTTCCAGCAGCTGAAATAGATGAGCAATTAAGAAGAGTAACAAGAGATCCAAAGATTAAAGGGTTAGGGAGAGAAGGTATATTTGTAGAAACTCATGAAGGAATTAAATTTCTTGATAGATTAACTGCTGATATAGACCAACAAGCTTTAATACCTCCTTATATTACTAGTTTCCCACTGAAGGCAGAAGATGATCCAAGAGGTTGTTGGGTACTATGGGAGATGCCTTATAGAGATAGAGTAACAGGAATGATACCTGATGATTTATATTCTGGATGGAATGACCCCTTTGGTATATCTAAGAATCTTGAGTTAATGAATAAAAGTAAAGATTCCTTAGCTGTAACTTGGATATATGAAAATCCTAATAATATTACTAGTACTAAAGGTGATAGAATAATAGGATGTTTTATAGGTAGACGAGAGGATACAGAAGAGTATGATAGTCAAATGTTTTTAGGACTACAGTATTTTAATGCCAAAGTGTTATATGAAAATGACAGGGGCGATGTGTACTCGAATGCGGCTAAAAGAGGGCTTCTACACTTATTAAAAGATGAACCCGAGTTCCAATATCAAAAGGATATTGCAAAGGGCGGTGGAGGTCGAAAAAAGGGTATTTCCATTGCAGGAAATTCAGGGAGAAAGGCAAACGGTGTGGTATATTTGAAAAAATGGTTGCTTGAGATAAGAGGGTATGATATTAACGGTAATAAATTACTAAATTTGCACTATATATATGATATAGGTTTTTTACGGGAGTTATTGAAGTATGATGGTAAACGTAATACAGATAGAGTATCAGGAGCAATAGTTGGTATGTTTGATGTTAGAGAAACCTTATACAAACATATAACACCAGAAGTTGCATCTAACCATATTGTAGAAGATGATTATTTTAATAACCCATTTGGTAATGATACTTTTAATTCTAACTTTAATTTTAACTAAAGTATAACTATGATACTACCACCACAAAAACTTACCACTAAAGAAAGACTTGCAAGAGACCCAGTATCGGGTAAGAATAATATAGAAGAAACAATAGATTATTATATTAGTTCTTGTAATTGGGGTAAACATACCGAAGAGATATTAGCTTTATATAGAGCAGTAGAAGGTCATCTAGACCAAGAGGAATATAGATCTGTACAAGGTCCTCAAAATCAACAGAAGAACGATGGCGCTCCAACAGTATATAATGCAGTATTAAAAGATTACAATATATTAAAAGGTATTGCTAATCTATTAATGGGAGAGTTTGGAAGAAGAACACATGAAGTTGTTATATCGAGTATTAATCCAAGTGATAATATTGCATATAAAGATGGATTGAATATTGTACTTCAAAACTATTATGCACAAGGAGTTGCTAACTCAATGGCAAGTTTAGGATTTGATTTAGGACAACAAGTAGTAGAACTTCCACCAATAGAACAATATGTTCAAGAATACAATACTACATTTGATGAAGAAAGAATAATATCAGGACAAGAGATATTAGATTACATTAAATACAATGTAGACTTTGATTCTAAGTTAATGGATTTATATTGGGATTGGGTTATAACAGGAGGATTTGTTACATATAAACAAGTTAACCATGACGAAGTAACATATGAAAGAGTTCCTAGAGACGAGTTCTACGCACCAATAGAAAGACATAGCAGATTTATAGAAGATTATAGTTTTGGAGTACGTAGGCAGATAATGCCAGTATATAAAGTAGTTGATTTATTTAAAGGTAGAATACCTGAGGAATTAATGGATGCTTTAGAATCTGAGATTAATAATGGAATGTCTTTCCAATTTAGTACTACAAGAAGAACAGGTAATGATGGGTTTATGTTCTTACCTTCTTATAGCAATCAACAAGGAGTTAATACTTATGGTATGATTGATAATCAAGGAGGTGTTGAATTATTCCACGTACAATATAAGACTTGGGAACCTTATTATGTATTAGATTATATAGATAAGTTTGGTTTAGAACAGAAGATGGATGTTGGAGAAGATTACAAACTAGATAAAAATAATGGTGATATTAAAATGACTAAAAAATACATTAATGTATTATATGAAGGTTATAAGGTATTAGATTTTTATTTAGATTGTGGTAAAGTTGAAGAAGCTAGAGCTGATTTAAACCAAGAAGGGTTAGTTAAACTAGGATATAATGGTACTAATGAGAGAAGCTCTACAGGAGATATTCAGAGTATTATTAAAGAAGGATTAACTGCTCAACGTTCTATAAATGTTCTTAGATACCAGATTGAAAAAATGGCTAATAAGAATAAGGATAAGATAATGATTATGCCTTATGGATTAGTTCCTCGTAAAAAAGGAATGGATACTAAAACTCAAATGTATCATGCAGATGCTACAAGTATATTATGGGTAGATGAAACTGCTCCTAACTTCCAAGTAGCCGCACAGACTATTAAAGTTTTAGATATGTCAATGGGTAAATTTATTACTGAATCTATAGAGTTGATTAGGTATATTAAAGCAGAATATTGGGAGAGTATAGGAATGAATGCTCAAAGATATTCAGACGTCGGACAGAATGCGGGTAAGGCTGTTACAGAACAAGCAATTGTACGTAGTGCTATTATAACATACGAGTTGACAAGACAGTTTGATAAAGTTGTAGAAAAAGATTATACAGGGTTATTAGATATATCTAAATTAGCGTACTTAGAAGGTAAGAAAGCTAAGTATATAAGAAGTGATGGTAGTAAAGGATTTCTTAATATGAATCAAGATGGTGCAAGATATCATACAGAGAGTTCATATAATGTATTTGTACGTGATGCTAGTGAAATGACAGAAGCTACACAAGCTATTAGAGGTCAAGCATTAGCAATGATACAAAATGGAGCAAGTCCATCAGTATTAGGTAAAATATATGAAACTAATAATACTACGAAGCTTACTAAGATGTTAGAAAAGATGGAAGAGAATAAACAACAATATGATCAATTAATGCAGAAACAAAAAGATGATGCACAAATGGCAATTGTTGCTAAACAAAATGAAACTGAAGCTTTAATAACAGAAAGAGATAAGTATAAAGCTGATATGCAATATCAAGCGGCAGTTGATTCTGCAAGTATCAGAAGTGATGGTCAAAGTAGTAGAGATTTACCTAGACCTGCTAATGATGTGGAAAGAGAATTAGCTACACATAAAATACAAAACGATAATAAGAAAATAGACCTAGAGAATGAGAAAATCAAAATATCAAAACAAGATAAACAGAAACAAAGATAGTTATGGAAAGTAATGCACAACCACAACAAGTTGAATCTAATGTAAGTTTAGAAGCGATGTTAAGCACAAGTACTGTACCAGTACAACAACAGGTAGTAACACCTCCTGCAGGAGACCCACAACAAACTCCTGCAACCGTTATACCAAACACTACTTCATCAACAACTAACGGGAATTCCGTAGAACAGTCAACAGCACCAACTGTAATACAAGAGTTACAAGCATCTGATTTAGATGATGATACTAAAAAGTTTAGAGATGATATATTTACTCTATTTAAAGGAGAGTCTTTAGATAAAGAAGGAAATCTATTAAACGGAGAAGGTAAAGTAGTTGTAACTGCTACTGATTTAGAGAAATATATTACTGATGAAGATTTAGTATTAGATGAAGCCGGTAATGCTGTTAATGCTTTAGGAGAGATTATCTTAACTAAAGAGAGTATAGACGCTAAGATACCTAATCCTATTGATGCTATTAGAAGTTCTATTGAAACTAATTTTGGAATACAATTTCCAGCAGATTTAGTAATAGAAGATAATATTGATGGTATAACTAAATTAGTTGAATCTGCTGTTCAAGTTCAAGCACAAAATACTCTTAAGGATTTCTTAGACCAAGAACCTGAAATCAAAGCATATTATCATCATTTAAAATTAGGAGGTACATTTGATACATATCAAGCTTCTAATATAGACTATAGCGGTATTAATATTAAAACTGTTGATGAAAGTACTAAAATAGATTTATTAACTAAGATGTTTAAGTTACAAGGTAATCCTAGTGCTGATGCAATGGTTGATTTAATCAAGAAAGGCGGAGAAGAGATATTAAATCAAAATGCTACAATGGCTGTTAAATATCTACAAGATAAACAAACAGAACGTAATAAACATAATGAAGTAGCATTACAACAAAAATATCAACAAGAGATACAAGAAACAGAACAATATTGGAAACAAGTTAATGAAACTGTAACCAAAGGTAAATTAAATCAAATAGATATACCTGTTAAAGATAGAGAAGCTTTCTTTAATTATATGGCTGTTCCAGTTGACAAAAATATGAATAGTGCAGATAATCTAGCAGAAGATCAAGATCCTTTAGAATTTAAACTTCTAGTATCTTATTTAAGATGGAAAAAAGGAGATATATCTGAACTTGCTAAAAATATTGCAAAAACCGATAAAGTAAAAAGTTTATCTGAATTAATGGCTAAGCATAAGGGAAGAAATGAAAGCGGTGTACCGAGAACATCCTCTGCTAAACCATCATCTGGTGGTAGTATTAGTTTAGAAACATTGTTAGGAAATAAATAGACTTAAATTTTATTAATTAATAAAAAGAATAAACATTATGATAGGTACACCTAATAGTACATTCTCCCTACAACAACAAAATCAAGGTAGAATTGTACAACATGAGAGTTTTGATGACAAAGGATATACTAATAACTTATCCTTGACACAAGCGAGAATGACAAATCCTGATAGTCTTAATCCTGTTATTACTCACTTGATGGGTAGAGAAGATAAGAAGTTCCCACTTTTGTTTTTAACTGAGGGACAAACTAAAGGAAGAAAATATGTAGA